ATAACTATAGCTTAAAAGGTTTCAAATCCCCGTTACTGCGTAATTTAAATCCTGTTCCCACTCCTTCTGGACGCTCTCCGGAAGACCTCGCCCGCATTGCTGGCGGCCGAATTGTGAACGGAGTTTTTGTTAAGGATGCAAAGTAAATGACACCCCAAGAAGCCATTGATGAATTAAAGCGACAGGGGATTACTGTTTCCTCAGGATCTGTACTGGAAGAGAAAGGGGGTACTTTTGAAGAATTCAAGAAAGCCACCGAAAGTCTACTGAAGGGTTCTACTAAAGGAATTGTTAATTTAGTAGGTGGTTGGGGTAACTTATACGATTACCTGAAAAAGAGCGAAGGCCCGTCTGCATTATCTTCGACAGGTATTGCTCGCGGTATCAAGAAGCTGACAGGGGTGGATATTATGTCTATCCCTGGATATCGTGGTACGTATGAGTTTGGTGAAGCAGGGGCACCCGCTGCTCTTATGACAGCGGCTGGTGTTCCTGGGCTTTTCGGACGTACTGCGCCTGGGGTGGCTGGTGAGTTTGCTGTTGCTGGCGGTACCGGTACTTTGGCTTCTACTCTTGCTCCGGATAGCCCCTTAGCTCAGTTTGCTATTCAATCCACCCCCTACGCCGCTGCAGGGGCTGTGCGGGGTGCTCGTACTGCTGCAAACGCCCCTAGCGGAACAGTTCCTGGGAACGTAGACGATCTGTTGCGGGTGGGTCGGATGACTCCCGGCGAGGCTACGGGTAATCGCCCGCAGTTGGCCCGAGAAGCGTCCATGGAAGTGAACCCCAAAATCCTGGAACGTGGCAATGAGTTCAGGATGGCTCAGGCAGGCGACGTAGAAGGCTTCCTTGGGAACCTGTTTAATCGGGTAACCTCCCAGGCAGTCCCTATTCAGGATGCTTCTACAGCCGCTTTTACAGCCTTCCAAAACTACGGAAAAGCTTTGTCGTCCCGTCTTCGTGGCGATGCAGCCCGTGATTTCGGTAAAGCTAAGAATTCTGGCGGTACCATTAACACGCAACCGGTCTATGATGCGGTGGCTGAACAGTTGGCTAAGCTTCCTGCTGAAGTTCCTCAAAACGCAGCATTACGGGCTTCTTTACAAAAGATCTTAGATGAGTATGTGATTCCTGGTACTCCGGCTTCTGTGACTCCTTCGACGATCTTAGGCCCGACAGGGCAACCTGCTACTGTGAATATTACACCGGCAGTTCCTGCCTCTTTACAGCCGATTAGCATCGACCGTCTTCAGAAAAACCTGTCAGCATGGGGCGAGGCTGCTTATTCTGGTAAGGCTGACTTTGGTAAAGGTAACATCTTTGAAGGTGTTGCCCCCGGACAAGCTAAGGGAGTGGCTTTAACTGTTCTACGCAGTTTTAAGCAGGCTTTGGATGACGCTATTGCAGCCGGTGTCCCTGGTGCGGATCAGTTAAAGATTGCCCGTGACCGGTTTAGTGCTAACCTCGATAAAATTGGTGAGTTTGCCGAAAGGCCTCTTACTAAATATTTTGATAAGGAACGTGCTACCGACCTTACGCCTGAAGATGTGATTGCTAAATTATCCACAGCAAAGCCTTCGGAGCGTCTGTTCTTGTCTCAGGTTCTTGCGAACAGCCCTGCGAATTCAGCTATTTTTGATACTGTCCGACGCTCTCAGTTTGAAGCACTCTTAGAAAAGGCCCGTAAAGCAGCTGCAGGTGCCCCGGAAGGTGCTCCTGAAATTGATCTGAAAACTCTGCAGAAAGAGTTATTTAACAAAAAAGGTGATTTTAATTACCTTTTTAATAATGATGCTAAAGCCGCTCAAGATGCGTTACTTGCGATTGAATGGTTAAAGAAGGTTAACAAAACTGCTACTGACTTCCCTGATTCATTCAGTTCCAACGCCTTCGGTGCAACCCGAGGCTTAGGCGGTACTTCTCAGCAGGGCTTCATTGTTCGGGAACTGGCTTCGATTGTTCAATTAATTGTGGATGATCCTAAAGCCCTGTCTAAGATTGTTTTCGATCCTGAAACTGTATCTAAGATGGCTAAGCTTCAGCGGGAAGGAAAACTGGTTAGCGGGTTAAAAACTGCTCAAGACCTGACAACTTCTCTGGCTAAATATCTTACCTTGCGCGGTTCACCGATGTTTGTTACAGATGCTCCTACAGATACTTCTGTTCCGGCTGCGGTTCCCCAAGAGCCGGGTGGCATGAGTGCTGAAGAAGCGTTGCGTCAGCTTCAGGACATGGGTATTCCTGTCCAATGAAAGACAAGCTAGTCAACCAGTTGCGACGGGATGAAGGGGAGGTTCTCCATGCTTATGAAGACCACCTCGGATTCCTGACAATCGGTATTGGGCGACTTATCGACAAGAGAAAGGGAGGTGGTATCTCTGCACAAGAGGCTGCCTACCTTCTCAACAACGATATCGACACCCGTATCGTGGAGCTAGAGCGTCGTATTCCCTGGTTTAAGAGCCTGGACGAAGCCCGTAAGGGGGTGCTATTGAACATGGCCTTCCAACTCGGTGTAGACGGTATCCTGGCCTTTAAAAACACCTTAAAAGAGGTACAGGACGGGAACTATTCCAAAGCTAGTGAAATGATGCTGCTGTCGAAGTGGGCTACCCAAACCCCTGAACGGGCTAAGAGGCTTGCTAAACAAATGGAAACAGGAGAATGGTGTTGAAGAAGTGCAGTTCTTGTAAAAATTCAAAACTGTTCGCAGAATTTTACCCAGACAAAACAAAAAAGACTGGCTATTCATCCTCTTGTATTGCTTGCCAAAAGAAAAGATATCAAGAAAATAAAGAAATCTTTTTAAAGAAAAATAAGGAGTGGAGAGAACAAAACAAAGACCACTATCTGAAAAAGAAGCGGGAATCCTCTTCGAAATGGCAAAAAGCTAATAAAGATAAAGTTTGCAGTATTTCCATGAAATATAAAGCTGCAAAATTAAAGGCAGTTCCTCCTTGGCTTTCTGAAGAAGATAAACAAGCAATTGATATAGAGTACGCCCTTTCTTCGTGGTGTTCTGAAGTAATGGGAATTCCTTATCATGTAGATCATATTATTCCTCTTCAGGGTAAACAAGTATGTGGTTTACACGTTCCGTGGAATCTTCAGGTACTCCCTGCTTCGGTCAACATTGCAAAATCTAACAGGATGGATTATTAAATGACCCCCTTACTGACCGGGTTACTTAGCCTGCTACCGGAAGTGCTGGATAAGGTGCTCCCAGACAAAGCAAAGGCTGACGAAGCTAAGATCCGTTTACTGGAACTTGCCCAGAAGGGTGAATTAGCGGTTCTGGACGCGGATCTGAAGCTGGCAATAGGCCAGATGGAAATCAATAAGGAAGAGGCTAAGACCGATGCCTTTAGGGGCGGCTGGAGGCCGGCTGCGGGTTGGGTTTGTGTCTTTGGCCTGGGATACCAGTTTATTCTGTCCCCAATTCTTCCCTGGCTGTTTAACGCCTTTGGGGCGCATCTGCCTCCCATGCCACCGATTGATAACGACACCCTGATGACATTGTTGGGGGGATTGTTAGGCTTAGGCGGCTTACGCACATTTGAACGTATTAAAGGACGGGTTTGATATGAAAAAGATGAGTAAAGCCGAAAAGAAGGTCGGTAAGGTCATGTCCGAGTACAAAGAGGGTACGCTGCATAGCGGCAAGAAAGGCCCGGTGGTGACCTCCCGTAAACAGGCAATCGCCATTGCACTCTCCGAGGCTGGTAAATCTAAGCCGGCAAAGAAGAAAAAGTAAGATAGAAACGAAAAAGGCCACTAGAGCGACAAACTCTAGTGGCCTTTTTTATTGCTGCTGCTGCCAGCTTGCAAAGATAACTGTCAGGGAGATAAACCCGAGGTAGATGCTGATGGCTGGTGTTTTCTCACCGCTTAGCTGCCCGTCTTCATCCATCTCATATACGGGGTCAGCCTCAATGCCAAACAACAATCCCGAATGCAAGTTCATGTCAATAATCATTAGAGAACCTTTCTAACAGATACGCCACACCGGGATAGGAAGTCTTCCCCTTCAGTATTACGATACTGCTGCCGATAAAAAACATTGCGGATACCTGCGCCATAGATGAGTTTGGCACAGTCCATACACGGGGCATGGGTGATAAATAGGGCGGCATCCTGTCCAGATTCTGTAGAAGCTGCCAGCTTAAGAATAGCGTTAGCTTCAGCATGGATAACTTC